ATATTATCCTCATTTTTTTCTTCCCCATGAACAAGATTAAATCCATATCACCAACCCACTTACCTTCTCTCGTCTGCCTTTGCCTATTTTCCCAGAAATGAAGAATGACACTAGTTTTGTCAGTCCATGCTTCTATCTCAGTGATTTTATCATTAGATAAAAGAGGCATGAACAATCTTTTCTTGATGGCTCTACTAACAGATTTGTCCATCAGAAGAAGATTTATCTCTTCTTCGGTGACATCTGACCAGGCTGATTCTGCTAGTTTGTGCTCTCCTGATAGCTCAGCTAAGATGTAGTAATTATACTTAGAATATATTGAATTGTATGTTCTCCTCAAAAAGGGCTTCTCAGAATCAATGAAAGATACCTCATGGGTCATTGACATGTGTATATTCTTTTCTGTCAATTCAAAGTATGTCGATCTGATGTCTATGGTAGAACCCCCAAACATGATGGCTTTGATTTGTCTATCTTTGAGACTGAACAATTTCATTATGAGCATAATTAAGCCTTTCATCTTGTCTTCATGATCACCACTAAATTGCAACAAGGTTTCTTGCATTGAATCCTTCAACAAAGGATAGAAATTTTTTATAATCTGTATATCTCTCAAATAACGATTTTCAGAAAAGTCTGGCACAGACTTCCCTTCCCACATGTATGAGAGAATATCAGATAGTGAATTTGATAGTTTGGTCCCAATTTTGAAGATTGATAGAGCTCTGGTTGTTTGCACTTCCAACACGTTTCTGGTTGTTTGAATAATAGGGTTAAAACCCTCATTAACAAATAACTCATATTCAGGCCATTTAGGGTACAGGAATTTTATATGATCTTCTAAGTTGACAGTTTGAGTCTCATTGTCTATAAGCTGATGTAAACATTCCATATAAGTTTTAGTTTCAATTGTTGAATTTGGGATATAAAAAGCTTTCGCAGACACACTGGCAGACACTCTACCATAATATATAGATGAACAAATTGTTTTGACAGCCTCTTTTGCCCCTGGTATAAATAGTTTATGACACACTTTGAATTTTATTTCTTCCAGAGTTTTGGGTCTTCTCAATAACAACAAAGGATCATCCAGTATCATCTTTTGAATTTCCTCTCTATCCATTAAGGATTCTCGTTTAATTCTCTCCAGCTGCCTTATCGGTCCAATTTTAGCTTCAATCCTTAATAGTCCCCCCAACATTGTATCTCCATCCTCCATCTCTGCCATTGTCTCTACTAACCCCCCTTTAAGCACCTTGTGAGAGTTAATGAATAATCTTTTTTCAACAGAATTCATCAGTGAATGTTCTTTATACAATAAATAATTATGAAATTCAGGACCAAACATAATCATTAGTGAAGGATTGAATATTGGATATTCACCCACTTGATATGGCTTTCTAAT